TCGGCATCGTCGTACTGGTCCAGCTCATGGAGCTTGACCAGCGCCCGTGCCAGCCACGGTTCGCCGCGGATCTGGCCCGGCCGCAGGGGACGGAACAGGTGAATGATCTCGGCCGCAGCGACGCGCACAATCTCCATGCCGCCGGCGCCGGACATTGGCGCCAGGCTGCCGTCGTGCGGGTGGCTCTTATAGAGGTGGTAAGCCACGCGGCGGCCGAGGCGGTCGAATTCGATGCCGGCGCGGATCGTGTTGCCGTTCGATGAATCCTGGTTGAGCGTCATCGGCAGATGCTCGGGTTCGAGCACCTGGATCTGCAAGCCTACCGGCAGATCATCCTCGGGCCGGCGATAGCGCAAGCGGATGAGGGCTTCCCCGCCTTCGATCATGGCGCGACAAGCCAGTGCCTGCAGTCCGTAAAAGTCTGTCAAGCCGGACGCATCGGCGGTTTCGCACCAGTCCCACCACAGGGCATGAATGGCTTCACGCAAGGCGTTGTCCTGCACCATCGATTGCGGCTTGATGCCGGTACCGATGGCGTTCGCCACATACGAATCGATCCCGGCGGCCGCCCAGGCATTTCTACGCACCAGGTCGCGACTGCGGGACCGCAGGGCGTCCTGGGCGAACGCGAGTGCCGTGACCGCACCGACATTGGAGACCGACCAGGCCAGGGTACGCCGGCCAGAGCCGCTGGCGTCATACAGCGGCGTGCCGCCAAACATGCGGCGCTTGAGGGTGGTAAGCCAGCCCATCAGAATCCTTTACCGGTAACCACCCGGATCTGCCGCAGTGGAGGCGCAATCAGGCCGGTGTTGGTCGCTTGCTGTGCCAGTCCGCGCTCGACGGCGCGAATCGCCTCCTTCAGTTCCTCGACCGAGCGATACTCGACGGTCTTGTCGCCGAAGGTCACGCGCTTCTCGCCTTTGGCGAGCGCGGCTTCCAGGGCAGTCAGTTGATCTTCGGTATAGGCCATCGGTGTCAGGCGACCTTGATCGCGACCAGGTTGCTGCCGGCCTTGATCACGGCGTTCGAACCGCCAACCTCCGAGGCGAAGCGGATTTGCAGGTTGCCGGCCGTGGCCCCGGTGATGACCAGGAACGAAGCGGTCGCAAGCGTGCTGGCATTGGCCGCATCCACACCGGTAGTTGCGGCCCCCGTATCGGCGGCCCGCTGGTTGGCCAGGGTCCTTGCCGTCAGTGAGGTCGGCGTGTTCCATTGCGCGACATGGGTTGTCCCACCCGGTAACGTCTGCGTGAGGCGAAGCCCGGTATTGGCTGCTGCGGTCTGGAACATCACCCGTGCATCGATGGCATAGGTGCTGTTGGCTGCCAGGGGAATGGCCAGACCGGTGACGTTCGCCAGGGTCGTCGTGTTGTTGGTGACGTCAGCGGCCAGTCGAACGGTGGACAGACGCGGTTCCGGCACCAGATCGATCCATGCCGTGCCATCGCACCAGTACGGATGGTTGTCGGACGACAGGCGCACAACGACTCCGGCGATAGCGGTCGACGCGGCAGGCAGCGCCGTGACGACAGGCACCACGCGGTAGGCGAGATCCTTCATTGATTTACCCCATCACCACCACACGGTAGGCATTGCTGGCCGGGGCCGCCGCAAAGTTCAGGCGAGCCGTGTTGGTCGTGGGCAGGCTCACGTCGCAGGTCACCTGCTCATAGTTGCCCGAGGCCTGATAGACCTGCACCACCACATCGCGGGTAGCGAAGTTGTGATTGACGTCGAACTGGGTGCTGCTGCCATCGCCGATGGTGGCCTGTGCGCGGCGGGTCTTGTTGGCCCAGGCATTGAGTTTCAACGGTGTGACGATGCGCTGATCATCGGTACCGGCATCGGTTTCCGATTGAGTGGCGATCTCGGCAATGCCGGAACTGGTCTCCGAAGCTGCACCGATGGCGGCACCAAATTGCAGCCAGGTCACATCATCCGAATCGAGGATGAAATTGACCACGGACTGCCGCCAGCTGGTGCCGGCCGAAGTGCCCTCCTCGACGGTCGCGACCGCCTGTTCGAGTTCACTACTGGTCGAGGCATCGAGGCTGCGGGTCATGGCGACCGCTGCACCGTTCCAGATGTAGAGGCCGTTCTCGGAGCCGACCGTCTGCGCCTTGATCAGGATGCGGTCACCGACCGTCAGGGTGATGCCATCAATGGAGGCACCGGGCGATGACAAATTGACGTTGGCCTGACTGGCGACACGGCAGGAGTCTTTCCACGCCAGGCCTTCGACGGCGGAGTTGAGATCCTGCTGGCGGACCGGTTCGTCCGGATTGACGGGGGCCGGCAGATTGCGGATGCGGGCGACACCGCCAAAGTCGAGATCAGAGAGTTGCTTGCGGGACATGAAGTTCTCCTGTGTGATGACTACGTGAGCCGGGCCACCCCGGCAATCGGAATGGCGAAGTGAATGACCAGCTGGTTGGGACCGGTGTGCACGACATCGGCCTCGATTTCGTTACCGCCGCTATCGAGAATCGCCACAGCGGGCCGGAACCCCAGGTTGTGGTTGATGGTCCAGACAGTGGCGGCCGAGACTTGTGTATACGTAAAGGCAATACCGCTGCCCCCATTGCCGATCTCGCGCGCAGCGAGTTCGTTGATGGCGGTGACGAGATCTGACTTGGCCGAGGTATTGAGCTGGTGCAAGGGGCCGGTGCGGGACTCGACCTGCTGGAACATCTCGGCAACCCGCGTCACGAAGCTGTTCAGTTGCGACTGCAGGCTCATGCGTCATCCTCAGTTAAGCCAACGGCTGCGGATCAGGCGACGGGCCGGTCGTTCAGATCCTCCACGAGCTCCAGAAACAACAAGGCCACCTGAATCGGTGGCCTCGATGGGTTGTTCGGTGACGGTCTCCGGCGGAGACAGTCCGAGTTGTCGTTCAAGTTCGTGCCAGTGCCGATCCTCGAAGCGATCGAGGCCGGAGGCTGCGGCAGCGGCCCGGGCATAGACGTAGCAGTCAAGTGCCTCGTTGCGCTCGCGCATCTTCTGCCATTCGCGGTGGGCAAAGCCGTTCCGGTCACGCCGGGTCACCAGCTGCTCGGCACATAGCTGCTGCAGGAACTCGCCATCGACCTTGGGCAGATGCACGAAGCCAGCCGGATAGCGGATCGTCACGCCGTCCTCGGCCACCTCCGGTGCCTTGCGCAGGTTGTTGTAGAACTCCAGCTTGGCGATGCCACCGGCCACCGAGAACACCTTGATGCCCCGGCGCAGCTTCTTGCCGCCAGACGTGGCATCTACAGCGGTCGGCGTCCCAACCAGTGCTGCCCCACGGCCGACTCCTTTGACGGCCATCAGGCGCGGGTCGCGCACACCACGGACAAACGCATAGGCTTCCTGCGTTGCGAAGCCGGTATCCAAGGCCAAACGACCCAGTCCAAGCTGGCAGCCGGTTTCATGCGTCCAGGTTTCCCGCAGCACACTGGCCAGGGACTTCCACACCTCGTCGCGGGCGGTATCGCCCATCAGGACACGATGTTCGACCAGCCAGGATTCCTTGCCGCGCCCGAAGGCCCACACTGAGACCTCGATGCGATCCTTCTGGACGTCGGCACCGGCCGTGAGCAACAGGCCACCTGACGGTACCGAGCCAATCCGGTAGTCCTCGCGGCGTTCCAGCAGGCGCTGCCAGTCTGGGGCTTCGCCTTCCTCCACCCAGGTTTCCCCGAGTTCGGTGTTCTTGAAGGTCTTGATCGCGGCGGCGGAGCCGGATTCCTTGTTGATGGCGCTCTCCCAGGCCGCAGCCACTTCCTTCCAGCTGCGCCAGCCGATCGGGCTGTAGAGGCTGGAGAGGTGGAAGCCGGCTGTCCTGCTCGCCGTCTCTGCCATAGCCCGCCATTCGCCGTGCTCGAGCATCCAGGTCTTGTGGTGCTCCGGGATCGGCACCTCACAGGACTCGCAGACATAGGCCGCGGTATCCGGGAAGTTGCCATCCGCGCCACGCTCCCAGCGCAGTTGCTCGAAGCGCAGCCATTGCCGGTGCCCACAGTGCGGACACGGCACGAAGTAGCGGCGCTGGTCCGAGGCCTCGTATTCCCGTTCAATGGTGCTGACGCCGGCAATCGTCGGCGTCGACACGATGAATATCTTGCGCCGAGAAAATGTCCGCGTACGGGCCTCCGCCAGTGCTACGGCATTGCCCTCACCATCGACGTCGATGGGATAGCCATCCACCTCGTCGAGGAACAGGTAGCGTACCGGCATCGAGCGCAGGCCGACGGCGCTGTTGGCACCGGTCATGACCAGCACGCCACCGCGAAACTCCTTCGCCAGGATGGTATTGCCGGCATCGCGGCTGCGCGAGGGAGCAATCAGTCCGGCGAGGACCGGGGATTCCTCGATCAGGGAATCGATGCGCTGCTTCGAGTTGCGCTTGGCCATTTCCACCGTCGGCGCCACGGCCATCATCGGGCCGGGGGCATGGTGAATCACATAGCCGATCCAGTTGTTGCCGCATTCGGTCTTGCCCAGTTGTGCTCCGGACATGAAGACGATGCGCTCGACCGGCGAGGTCGGTGACAGGCAATCCATGATCTCCCGCAAATACGGGGTGCGGCTGGTACGCCAGTGCCCCGGTTCGCTGGAGGCCTTGGAGGACAGCATCCGGTGTCGGTCAGCCCATTCGGAGACAGTGAGCAGCGGATCCGGGATCAGTCCCTCCCGCCAGGCGCGTTCGATTTCCAGGGCGCCGTCGTAGTCGGCTTCCATCAGTCGACCTGCGGGCGCAGTTCGCCCAACTCCATCAGGTGCTCACGCACGGCGCTGTCGATCGCCACATGCAGGGCATGGGCGTCGACCTCAAGCTTCGAAGCCATCTGTGCCGAGATGCGCGCCGGCCAGTTGAGCCAGGCATCCCGTTCGGTGCGCGCCAGGCGGAAGACGTGGGCGATGGCCTGGGAGCGATCGACCAGATCTCCCTTGAGCCGGGCCAGGCGCACCTTGTTGGTCTGGGCCTTGACGACTTCATTGACGGTGCGCGCCTGCAGCAGCGAGGTGCCGCCGGCCGAGAGGGTCGGGGTGGCGGGTTCGATGGCGGGTTCGCGGCTGGCCGGACGGGGTGGTTCGCTAACCGGGCTGGCAGAAACTTTTACGGGTGAGGCGGTCTTGCGTGGGGAGGCAGTGTTCTGTTGCCACTCGCGGTCAGCCTGCTCCGGATCGAGCGTGCCATCCGTCCCCAAGGTAATCCGGCCCGTGTCGATGGCCTTCTTGACGGCGACATGTGAGACGCCGCGATGGCGAGCGTAAGCGCGAATCGACAGACCCATGATCTACATCAAGCATTTCTTGTGAGTTCGAGCAGATTCCACTTGTCTTCCCGACTGAACAGAGCGTTCATGTAATCGTCATCAACAGCAACCCGGGAGCCAACCATGAACACCCACACGACTGAATACGATGAACTGGCCAGTGAGCTGTTTGACATCCAGGAGGAAATCCTGGACCTGCTGGAACGCGCTACCCACCTGCTGCATAGCGCCCCGGACATGACGTATCAACGTGCGACGGCCTACTGGCTGGCTCACGCCAGGATGGCAATCACCAAGGAGCACGGCTACCTGGGCGGTTCGATGGTCACGATGGAGGACACGATTCAGGAAATCATCGCAGCAAGCGAGGCATCGGCAGAAGAAGCTGCCAGCGCCTGAAAGAAGATGCGCAGGCCGGCAGAAAGTGCTTGCCTTCTCTCCCACTTGAAGCGTTCATGCAATCACCATCACCGACGATCAAGGAGCTCAACATGACCACCCAGCAAACCATCGAGACGATCATCACCGACACCAACGGACGTCTGCGCGGCGCGATGGACATCCAGGTCGAGTTTCACCAGGGCCAACCCTGCCAAGTGACCCACGCCGGTCAAACCTACTTCGCCACGGGCAAGGATGGCGCGCACATGGCGACCGGCAGGCAAACGCGTGAGTTGGCCACCGAGAACGACGCCCGCCTCTGGATCACCCTGGACGGCAAGCACCTCTGGGAAGACTGAACCTCAACCACCACTACGGAGATCGACATGAACACCCCCATCAAACTCAGCGACACCCAGCGCGAGGTCATCAGGCTCGCCACCTACCGGCCCGATGGCAACATCGAACCGCTGCCGCCCGCCCTGCGCGGTGGCGCCCGCAAGAAAGTGATCGACGGCCTGCTGATCCGTGACCTGATCACCGAGGTGCATGTTGCCGATCACGCAGCGTACAGCCTTACCGACGCGGCCTACACGGCCGTAGGGCGCACACGCAGGCCACCGGAGCCCATGACCCCGGAGGTTGACGCTGCGGCCGCCGTGTCGCCGGTCAGGCCCCGCAGTCGCGAGCACAGCAAGCAGGCCACCGTGATTCAGATGCTGCAACGTCCCGAGGGGGCAACGATCCAACAGATCATGGCGGAGACGGGATGGCTGGCACACACAATTAGAGGCACGTTTGCCGGTGCGTTCAAGAAGAAGCTCGGCCTCAACCTGACCTCTGACAAGGTCGAGG